GTTTAATAGAGCAATAGTATCATTTATAAATCCCGAAAAATCATATCAAGTAGATGAAGTTCAGTTTCCACCTATTGATGATAGTGGATTGCCAAGTGCAGATCGACACGCAACAATGAAAGCAGAAGATGGTGGAGTATTGCTTGAAGGTAAATTTGATTTTCCAACATTAACTTCTCCATATCAAGCTGAGGAAATGGCAGAGATTATTTTAAGAAGATCAAGAGAAGCTATATCTTTAGAAATAAACTGTGATTTTAATGCTTATGATTTATCTATTGGAGAAATAGTAAATATTACACATAGTTCATTAGGCTTTTCTGCTAAACCATTTAGAGTGCTTGGAATATCTTTTAATGAAGATTATACTATTGGATTAAGTTTGATTGAACACCAAGATTCACATTATACTTGGGCAACAAAAACACAAGCAACAGCAGTTCCAACAACTAATTTACCTAATCCATTTACTATTCAGCCACCAGCAAGTGTTACTTTAGATGACCAACTTATTGAATACAATGACGGAACTGTAATCGTTGCATTAGATGTAACAATAGGTGCATCTCCAGATAGCTTTGTTGATTATTACCAAGTAGAGTACAAAAGGAGTACAGATTCAGATTATATTATATATGCACAAGGTAGTGGATTAACTCATAGAGTATTAAATGTAATTGACCAAGAAACTTATGATGTAAGAGTTAAGGCTGTAAATACTTTAGGTGTTTCATCAACTTATGTAACAGCACAAAGAACTATAATAGGTGCTATTGCACCACCAAGTGATGTAGAAGATTTTTCATGTAATATTGTAGGACAAGAGGCTCATTTAAGTTGGAATCAAATACCTGATTTAGATTTAGCATACTATCAATTAAGATTTAGTGAAGAAACAGATGGAACAGCAGATTGGCAAAACTCAGTTAATTTAGTTTCTAAAGTATCAAGACCAGCAACTTCAATATCAGTACCAGCTAGGGCTGGAACTTATCTTATTAAAGCTGTAGATAAATTAGGAAACTTTAGTTCTAACGCAACTGCGATTATTTCAAATGTCACTGATGTTGTTAATCATAATGCAGTAGCAAGTCAATCTGAACACCCTGATTTTAATGGTACATTTACAAACACAATTTTAGTAGATGATTCAATACAATTAGATTCATCAGAATTATTTGATTCAGCTAGTGGAGACTTTGATGACGATACCGATAGATTTTTTGATTCTGGTACAAGTAATGCTGACTTCTTTGCAAATGGTAATTATGAATTTGCAGATGTTATTGATATTGGTGCTAAACATACAGCTAGAATTACAGCATCATTAACTCAAAGTTCAGATAACCCTGATGATTTATTTGACAACAGAACAGGATTATTTGATTCTGCAACATCTAACTTTGACGGAGATACACCAGCAAACTGTGATGCTCATTTAGAAATAGCAACTTCAGATGATAATGTAACTTATACAGCTTTCCAAAATTTTGTAATAGGAAACTATACTGCTAGATATTTTAAATTTAGAGTATTCTTAACATCAAGAGATTTAGCATCTACACCTGTTGTATCACAAGTAACAGTTACAATAGATATGCCTGATAGAATATTTAGTGGAAATGATATAAGTTCTGGTGCTGGAACTTACACAGTAACATTTACAAATCCATTCAAATCTGTTAATTATGCTGTTGGAATTACAGGCGAAGATTTAGCTACAGGAGATTTCTTCTTGGTTGAAAATAAAACAATAAATGGCTTCGACCTAACATTTAAAAATTCAGGTGGTACAGCGATAAGTCGTACCTTTGATTATATTGCAAAAGGCTTTTAAAAGGAGTATAAGAACGATATGGCACAAGGCGATTATTTAATTCAGAACCAATCTTTTCCCTCTTTTCGTAGTGATTTAAACTCTACTTTAGAGGCTATTAATACATCTAATTCAGGAACTTCAAGACCAAGTTCAGCAGTCGCTGGTACAATTTGGTTAGATACTACTAATGCAACTACACCAACATTAAAACTTTATGATGGAACAGATGATATATCTTTAGCAACTTTTGATTATTCAGCTAATACAGTTAATTGGTTAGATTCAACTGTTTCAGCAGATTTAGTAAATGATCTATCCCCACAATTAGGTGCTATGTTAGATGTTAATGGAAATGCTATTGGTAATGGTACAGAAGAATTAATTAAATTTTCAGAAACAGCAAGTGCAGTTAATGAAGTAACTGTAACTAATTCTGCAACAGGTAATGCACCTGAAATTTCTGCTACAGGAGATGACACAAATATTGATTTGAAATTAACACCAAAAGGAACAGGAAAATTAGTTTTAGATGGTTTATCTTATCCAAGTGGAGATGGACTTTCTGGTCAATTTTTAAAAACTGATGGTGCTGGAAATTTAAGTTTTGGTACAGCTGGTGGTGGTAAGGTTTTGCAAGTTGTTTCAAATTCTTCTTCCTCAACTATAAGTACTGTATCAAGTAGCGATATAGAAGTAATAAACACAAGTATTACACCTAGTAGCACATCAAGTAAAATTTTAGTTATAGCTAGTTTAACTATATCTGTTACTGCTGGAGGTAATGCGTATGCTGGTTCAAAATTGCGTAGAGGAACAAATACTGGAACTATTTTATCTGAAAAAGCTATAGGAAGTTCTGCTGGAAGCGATCTAATTGGATTTATAGAACATACTGTTTTAGATAGTCCATCAACTACAAGTTCACAGCAATATACTATGTCATTTAGAGTAGCATCAGGTAGTACATCTTCAATAAGTACAGATGCTAGAGTTTATAATATAATATTAATGGAGATTGGAGCATGATTTTAAAAGCAATACAAAAAATAAATCCTAATGCAGAAGTAGTTGTAAGAGGAGATGATATTGATACTTGCGAAATACAATGGCTAAATGGAACAACACCTATTTCTAAAGCTGACATAGAAGCACAATTTCCTATTGTAGAATTTGATATGGCTATGAAAGATTTAAGAGCCAAAAGAAATAATCTATTAAAAGAAACAGATCATTATGCTTTATCAGATCAAACTTTATCTGATAACATGAGGACTTATAGACAAGCATTAAGAGATATTACAGAAAATTTAACAACAGTAGAACAAGTACAATCAGTAGAATTTCCAACTAAACCATAAGAGGTTTAATGCAACTTTCTAAACATTTTAAATTATCAGAAATGGAAAAGAGTATGACAGCTACTAGGCTTGGCATAGAAAATAAAGCTGGAAGTGGCGAGATTAAAAACCTTACTGATTTATGCTATGAAGTTTTAGAGCCAGTACGAGCAAAGTTTGATAAACCTATTACAATCACATCTGGTTATCGTTCTGAGGCTTTATGCGAGGCAATAGGAAGTAAAAAAACATCACAACACACTAAAGGCGAAGCTGTTGATTTTGAAATAATTGGAGAAAGTAATTTAGCTGTTGCTTTATGGCTGACTAACAATACCGACTTTGACCAATGTATTTTAGAATATTACACAGGAGAACAAAATAGTGGCTGGATTCATGTTTCATACAAAGATGGTAGTAATAGAAAACAAGTCTTAACATTTGATGGCAAATCATATAAAAACGGATTACCTGATGCAAAGTGGTCGGGTGGAAAAATAACTAACTAATAGGAGACAATCATGCCAAGACATTATGGAAAAATGAAACCAAAGATGAAGAAAAAGAAAAAAGCTAAAAAGAAAAAGTAATGGTTAAAAAAAGAAAGAAAGCACCAAAGGGTTATCATTATATGCCTAATGGTAAATTAATGAAAGATTCAGCACATGGCAAAAAGAAGAAAAGTCGCAAAAGATAAAAAGACCAAAGTACCTAAGAAATATCTTAGTGGCCTCAAAGGTGCTAAACGATCATCAAGAGCAAATCTTTTAAAACAAATGGCTGATTTATATAAAAAGGGTAAAAGAATACCTTTATCACTATTTAGATCGAGAGTTAAATAATGGCAGTTAGAAGAAAACCTTTATCAGCTAGTGTACGAGCAACATTAAGAAGAAAAGCTAAAGCTAAAAAAGGTGTAACATTTGGACAACTTACAAAAGTATATCGTAGAGGACAAGGTGCTTGGCTAGGTTCTGGTTCAAGACCAAAAGTTCCTATGTCAGCTTGGGCTATGGCCAGAGTTAATTCATTTGTTAGAGGGTCAAGAAAACACGACACAGATTTAAGAAGAAAAAAGAAAAAATGAGCCTATACGATACCTACATTGAACAAGCTAAACTTATTCATCAAAACGATAGAAAATGGCGAGGAACAACTGTTGTTAAATACATTCCAATAATTAACGAGATAATAAAATCTAAACAGATTAAAACCATATTAGACTATGGCTGTGGTAAAGCACAAAACCACCCTAAGTCATGGAACGCATCTAAATATGACCCAGCAGTACCAGAATTTAGTACAAAGCCTGATACTAGATTTGATTTAGTAATTTCAACAGATGTATTAGAACATATCCCAGAAAATTATGTTCATCTAGTGCTTCAAGATATTTTTGATTATTCTGACCAATGGGTTTTCTTAACTATCTGCACAAGAGAAGCTAGAGAAATATTACCTAATGGAATGAACGCACACGCAACTGTAAAACCTGAAGAATGGTGGAACGATAAATTAAAAGATTATA